GAGTTATTCACCATGGACTAATGTTCAATGTTACTAGCAATCTGGATCAAAGTCATGCCACTCCTGAGCCTCATCAGGTTGGCCGTCATATTCTAGATATTCACTATCAAGCTGATCTTCTTCGTCATAAGAGTTTTCTTCTGGGTCAGTCATTTTAATCTCCATGATCGCTTTCGTGATAGTCGGCGTTACTTACAAAATCATAAATTAAATCAGAGATATAATCGTGATTGACTAGGTGAGTAATATCTTCTTTAGTTTGAATTATTATCACTGACATAAGCTCGGTTAGCCATGGATTAGAGTGGCCTTCAAACGTAACGTAAACATCAACACTCATCCAAGGACAGTCAAGCTCAACATCAAAAGTATGTGTACCGTACATGCTAGAAGTACCCATGATGCCTCCTAAAATAATGACGCAATAAAAATGCCAACCAACATCCAGATGCCAACAGCGCAAGCTGAACACGCTATAAGCAAATCCCCTACTCGCCTATCAAACAGCGCTCCACCTGAATAAATTAATGGCTCATCTTTAGTTACTTCTGTAGCGGGAATTGATGTTTTGTTATAGGGCTTGTTATTTTTTCTTGGCGGAAAATTAGTAGGTATTAATTCATTTACTTGCTTTTGAGATAGCCCAGATTTTTTTAATTTAGTTCGGGTTTGGTATGCGTGTTGCTCAATAGCTTTAACGCTACGGCCCAAACACTTTGCAATTTGAATATATGTTTTGCCATCTTTAAGCAAAGCAACCATAAGATCATGGTCGGCTTTGCTCCAATGCATGTTATTAAATGGCGCGCTTGATTTTGTTTTCATGATAACTCCTCCAAAATATTGATTGATTGTTTGAACCACTCAAAGTGTTGCAATGCAAGTCTGTTGCTTGCAATCCTGCCTCGAAAAAAAGCCATCATCCCTTCCGTATAGAAAGACGGAGTGGAGTATTGCTTTGCTTCTCGTTGGTAACGTCTATTTTCACGCAAGTCACTAGCAAGAGAGTCGCGTACAATTTGAACATGATGATTGAGTTGTTCAATCAACTTCGTTTTGTCGACTGACATAATCAAAGATCTCCTCAATAGTTCGATGTGATGGAATGCCATTTATGTGCTTGTTTCCTTGAACCTCTAGCACAAAGTCAAACAGCCCTTGGTATTGCGGCTTGTGATCGTGAGCGGCACACCAATTAAAGTATGCCTTGACCAGTGACGCAGGATAATAACGATCAGCTTCCGCCATCAAAGTCACCTAACTCTTCGCTGATATAATGAATACAGCACTGAACATCTAAGTGAATCTGAGCCACATTATCATTAGGCGTCGTGTCACCCAGCGCTTTAGATGCGGCTTGTAAATGCTGTCGTGCTATTTTGAGATAAGCCTGTTTCATAAATACAACAGACTCCTTGGGCTTAGCTTGATATGGAAACAAACTGCGTGCCGTAGACTGAATCAAGTCTTTGTACCAAGATTCACCATCGCGGGTAGTATCATATAAATGATCACGCACCGCTTCACACTCAGCTTTAGTTAACTCAGGACAGGCCTGTACAACTTGATCAAAATGTGTAGACATAAATACTCCTATCGGTTTGAACGATGGGCGGAATCCGCTCCCCCCACCCCCGGATGGGGGGCGGTTCCGTCCGAGTGACGACTCTCAAGATATACAGCATCTCGATAGTCAAGTTCACCAACAATGCCAAACGCTATGGTCAGGACAATGCAGGCAATTAAAGCAATGATATGTTCTGGCAAGTCCATCATTTTGCCTCCTTAAAATCTCAACACAAATTCGTCTTTGGATTTTGTTAGCTTGCCATTAACCCCGCGATAGCAAGTCACCATGTTGGAATCTTGCATCTCCTTTTTAGATTTAAATACACGGTACAGCTTGCCGTCTTCAGCTTTAAAATCAGACAGTCGCTTAACAACTCGGTAAATAACCATCTCCCCTACTTCTAGGTTTTTTGACTGTGGCGCTATGTAATAACTCATGCTACCTCCTCGTATTTACGAACAAGATTTAGTTGGTCAATGCAAAACGCACTAGCTTTACGAGCCGCAGTCGCCGCTTTCAGCAGATAGTTTGCATCAGTTTTGATAGCTTTTTGCCATGACTTGAGATAGCTGGCGTGTTGTTGAATGTCATACTTAACACCAAGCTCAGCGCACAAAAACACAGACGCAAGTTCTGCCACCAACTCCTCCTTGGCATAGTCCTCACTACCAAACATTCCGGTTAATGGTCGATCAAGACGGGACTTGTGACCAGTAGCGTGTGAACATTCATGGTAAAAGGTAGATTGGTGGGCATCATCTGACTCAAACTGACCGGGAGTAGGCATCTTGATTGTGTCAGTGACAGGTGAATAACACGGATTGTGTTCCTGCGAGCTTTGAACCTTGACGCCAATTGCATCGCCAAGTTCATAGGGGTTTGCCAGCTTAGTAGTTCGCACATCAATCGGTGGAACCTCAATGCCGGTCTGCTCAATGTTGAACAGATTGTAAAGCTTGGCAAACTTGTAGCGCTTTTCAGGATCATCTTTGTCAACACCATCACCAAAGAAGATAGCCGGTGTTGCTTTCTGGCCTTTGATGTTACCGCCAAGATCCTGAACTTGCTTGTATGTCAGCCAGTATGTCGAGGTGTATTCGTATTTCCAAGCCGACACCATCGTCATCAATTGATTGGTGCCAGAGTAGGGTCGCTTGCTAATCCAATTACAATGCAAGCGTGATTGAGATTGCCATGTCTTGCGCCATGACTCTTCGCTCTGCATTGACTCTTCAAGCAAGTCAATAATGCGTTGATATTTCTTGGACATAAGTCCTCCTTTACGTTTGATAAGGTCGCAGATTATCCACGACCTTGGTTAAAGTTTACCAACCTTTGACAAAGTATGCAAACTTAAAGACGTTCTGTTTTCCAATTATCATGACCCGTGTCCTCTGGTTCATGTCCTTTTGGTACTTCTGTTGACCAATCTGAATGACAAAACATTTGGATTGCATGCAACTCTTGAGCCGCCTCATACTCATCGCGAAGATATTCTGTCAACCTATCGTAAGGTTGGTATACCCACTGCCCATTGTCGTACTCACCGCACCACATACCGACGTAGTAAGCACACGTTTTGCATATCACTGGCGGCGTGATTACCAACATCCCTTCAACAGGAAACCGTTTGCCTTCACACATCTTGACCAGTTCATCCCGGTCATACTTATTAACCATGCTCATTTGTTATCTCCCTTTTTAACAAGACACATCAATGAAATTTTTTAATCAGCAATCAACTTGCCAAGACCGGATAACTCAAAGTCACGCACCATGGCGTATCCGTATGCACTCATGGACTCGCAAATATCCTGCAAGTAAACAGGGTGTAGACCTTCATCAAGTCGGTCGTGAAACTTCACCTCAGCAAGATGGATGCCAGTGTGGTCGACAATTCGATAAGTATTTTCAACAGACATAACAACTCCTTTAATCAATTGATTTAGCGGATGCTTTGAGGCATCACACGCGCGCGCCCACCCGCGTGTCCTTGCGGGTAAAATGGCGTGGCGTGGGATCAAAGCGTCCGCGTCATATCTCATACCACCATCCTGCCATCGTGCGTCAATCAACCATCGTCGCGTCATCACGCCATCGTCCATTAAGAACCAACCAACTAAAGTAAAACCTTTTGAATAAGCCAAACCGGTAAACCGAATAGAGAGGTGCAATAAAAAAAGGGAGCCGAAGCCCCCTAGATGTTCTTTCGATCAGCGGTCTGACCGTCGATCTTGTCGTAAATTCCTTGCAGAACCTGCTGTGCGTGAAAGTGCAATGGACTTTCAGCTTCCTGCTCAATGTGATATGTGAGCGCTGTCAGAAGAAAGTCTACCTCTGCTGGGGCTAACTTTACCGAAAGCCCTTTGTGTCGTGCCCGCCAGTTTCTCTGACGTTCTTTGTTGGTTAATGCCATGATGTTTCTCCAATGCAAAAAAAATAGGGGAGCCGAAGCCCCCCTGATGTAATTCAAGCCACCTTAGCGGTGCGAGGCTTGCGCTTGGCTTTGACCTTCTCGTCATGCTCCGCTTCAGATCGCTCGTCGGGTTTAGTATCAACGTGCACTGCATCTCGGCTGGCAAACTCTGCATCTTTGCGATACCGCTCGAGAAGATGTGGATTGTCGAGAATGCTCTCGCCCTGCAGTTGATCCCTAGTCTCTACCTGACGCTGAATCTTCCAGTGATCCATCTTCGAGCAGATCGGGTACTTCGGAGTGCCATTCTCCCAAGTGCCGGGATTCTGGTTATAGAAACCACTAGCAGGTATTCGTGCCTTCGATCCGTCTGAAAACTCCAGAACCAGATTGCCCTGCAGGAACCGACCATCTCGGATCATCTGGTTGCTGTTAAAGTCAACGATCTCAGAACCGAACTGCTGTGCCATTGTGCGCTTACTCATGATGTTTCTCCTTGGTTAAGTTTGATTGTCCCTTGCGGAACACCGTTCCCAATTCCCAGAGAAAGCACCCCGCGCTTGCGCGGATGCTTGCTTCTAGGTTCTGTCAGGACAACTCGCGGTAGTTTGCGAGTTCTCGCGCACCCAGCAGGCGAACGGATCGCGTTGTTCAGCGATCCTTAATCGTCTGCGTTTTGGGTGTGGTCTTGACAGGTTCTAGAACTCTGGGTATGCAGATGGTAGCTTTGGAGCGCAGAGATTTGTCCCCGCTGAAATAGATAGCATCAGTCAGATTTCGCCGGTGTGTAGTGAAATCTGATAGGCATTCGGCGGGGACAAAGATCACGCTACATTGCGGGGGATTACTCCGATCAGGATCTGCCTGCCTTTACGCGAGTTCTGTCGCAATAGCCGGGGTTATCGTGATGGGCTACTTCGGTTGTCTTTGCAGATAAGGAGTGCGACGGGTTTATGTCGCGACCTTGCAAAGGCAATCCGCACACGCGGCAGAACCTTGAGCTTGCTCGCGTAATGGTAGATGAGGCAGATCCGTCCGACATCACTTGACCTTTTGTTTTGGGATGTATGGGTGCTTTCTCTACACTCACACTGACTCATCTAGATCCACCTGTTCGATACACCTCGATACAATTGATGGCACCTGTTGAACGTACTGCTATATCCAAGAGTCTTACTGCCCTTCAGCCTAAACGGTGGCACAATTGACACTGGGGGGAGGGGGAAGCAACGTCGATGATATTTAAAGTTCCCACCCAGATACAAAAAAAGGACAAATTGAAAGGCTATGTTCCCTTTAGTCATAACGTATTGGGCCGTTATTCCATAATGAAATTAGTTACAGTGGGGTAGGGGGTTGCAGTTAGTAGGAATTAATATAGGATAGGGGGGGAAAGGCGGGCTTAATGGCCCTTTAATTTTTTAAGGAGATCGGAATGAAAGACCATACCGTTGAATACCGCTCTATTGATTACTACTCCATGTGCGAGAAGTCCAAAAAGCGCATAAAGGAAATGCAAGATGCGGGTATCCCTACCATGCATGACGCCAAGGCTACCCCTGAAGAGACTGAGCAGAATAGAATGGGTGGTTATTCCATCATTATGATGGGTAAGTAATGCCTGACGGTGGGGTATTGGAGGAAATAGCAGATCACTTGGCAGATATTGCCGATTCTTTGCGTAAATTGTTAGACTTAGTAGAAGATACTTTACCGGAATCAAACGATGTTGAATGATGACGAGGCACAGCCCCGTACTAAAGCCCCATCTCGCCAGCATAAACCCACAAAGAAAGAGATTGCGTCTAAGTCTGTTGGTGGTCGTGGCAAGGTGGGCAGGCCCAAGGGCGATGCTGGCATTATTAATGAATATAAAGCCCGTATGTTGGCGTCACCTAAGTCCAGGAAGGTATTGGATACGATATTTGATGCCGCAATGGACGATGACCATAAGAATCAGGCGGCGGCATGGAAGTTAGTAATGGATAGAATCCTGCCAGTAGCCGCATTTGAAAAGGATATTGTCCAGAATGGTGGTAAATCCGCTATTCAGATCAATATTACGGGTGTTGGTGGTGCAGAAATTAGCCAATCTACGCCCGAATCAAGCATTATTGACGGGAGTTCTGGTGAGATACTTCAAGACTGAAGAATTTAATTGCCAAGAAACCGGCAATAACCTAATGAACCCTATATTTTTGGATCGCTTGGATGAGCTACGCGAAAGATGCGGCTTTCCTTTTATGATTACTTCCGGGTATCGTGATCCAACTCACTCTATCGAAGCCGCTAAACCCAAGCCCGGCACCCATGCTCAAGGCATCGCGGCGGATATACGAGTGGTTGATAGCGTACAACGACACATACTATTAACTAACGCTCTTTTGTTAGGATTTTCAGGCGTTGGGGTAGACAAATCCTTTATTCATGTAGATATACGGGATACCCAGCCTGTTATTTGGGTTTATTAATGTACGCTAAGGGAGTGTATTTATGAAATGGTTGGTAAGTTTTGCAATGTTTATGTCTATGTCCGTTTTTGGTCAAACAGTTATTAACTTTGACGACGGCTCTACATACACAATGGAGGAGGGGCAAGAAATTTACATCAGCAATGTCCCTTTGTTTGGCAAGCAGACAATGAACAACAACGATGTAATTTTTCGTGCTCAGTCTCCTTGGTCTGCAAGAGACTATGTGCCAGATGAAGATGGAACTGACGAGGTAGAGCAAGGCTCACATGAGTGGTGTGAAGCATATGTGCCGTGGCACGAAGGTTTAACCTTTGACATGATTATGTGGCGGCGTGTGTGTGATACTAACAACGACGGCGTTTATAACGAAGAAGACAAGAAGTGGGAAGACTAGCGATTGGCTGATTTAAATGTAGAGCTATTGGATTGGCAACAGGATGTATACTCTGATCCAACTCGTTTTAAAGTAGTTGCGGCTGGGCGGCGAACAGGGAAGTCACGCCTAGCGGCATGGATGCTGATTATTAATGGCCTTCAGGTTGATAGGGGCCATGTGTTTTATGTGGCTCCAACTCAGGGGCAGGCCCGCGACATTATGTGGCAAACACTAATGGAACTGGGCCATCCTGTCATTGTTGGTTCACACATTAACAATCTTCAAATTAAATTAGTGAATGGCGCTACTATTAGCCTAAAGGGGGCTGATAGGCCAGAGACAATGCGCGGTGTTTCATTAAAGTTTCTTGTAATGGATGAGTATGCCGACATGAAGCCTGACGTATGGGAGCAGATTCTTAGACCTGCCCTAGCCGATCAGAAGGGAGAGGCGTTATTCATTGGCACCCCGATGGGCCGTAATCATTTTTACGAGTTGTATAAGTATGCAGAGCTAGGGGATGACGACACTTATAAGTCTTGGCACTTTACGAGCTATAACAATCCTGTGCTTGATGCAGGTGAAATTGACATTGCTAAGAAATCAATGTCTAGTTATGCATTCAGGCAAGAGTTTATGGCTTCATTTGAGGCTAGAGGCTCGGAAATGTTTAAAGAAGATTGGGTTAAGTTTGGAGAAACACCTGACGAGGGTGATTATTATATTGCGGTGGATTTGGCGGGCTTTGAGGACGTTAACAAAAAACGCACCAAGAACACCAAGCTGGATGAAACAGCTATAGCAGTTGCAAAAGTTAGTCCAGACGGCTGGCACGTTGAAAACATTATTTATGGTCGCTGGGAGCTAAATGAAACGGCTATGAAAATATTTCAAGCTGTCAGAGACTACAGACCTGTAAGCGTTGGGATTGAAAAAGGAATTGCTAAACAGGCAGTAATGTCTCCACTAACAGATTTAATGAAAAGGTATGGTCAGTTTTTTAGAGTTGAAGAATTGACGCATGGGAACAAAAAGAAAACAGACCGCGTAATGTGGGCATTACAGGGTCGGTTTGAAAATGGGTATATTCAATTAAATAAAGGGGAATGGAATAGTCGATTCCTAGATCAGTTATTTCAATTTCCAGATGTTTTAACGCATGATGACTTGGTGGACGCTTTAGCGTATATAGATCAACTAGCGCAAGTCGCATATGACTATGAATATGAAATCGACGATTACGAAATTTTAGATATTGTCGCGGGATATTAAAATGGCAGAAGAAATCTACAGCCCAGACCCATTGTTGATTCAAGAATCTCTTGCAGAATGGGTTATGACTAAGTGTGAAGGCTGGCGTGACCACTATGAATCGAACTACGAGGACAGGTTTGAGGAGTATTACAGGCTTTGGCGTGGGCAGTGGGATCCTTCAGATTCTCAGCGTGGGTCAGAGCGCTCTAGGATTATTGCTCCAGCGCTTCAGCAAGCGGTTGAATCTAATGTAGCCGAGCTAGAAGAGGCAACATTTGGTCGAGGGAAGTGGTTTGATATTGCAGATGACGTAATGGATAGTCAGCGGCAAGATGCGTTATATCTTAGAAAAAAACTTGCCGAAGATTTTGAGTCTTGCAAAGTTCGGAAGGCCGTTGCTGAGTGCTTGATTAATTCGGCGGTATTTGGAACTGGTATTGGCGAAGTTGTTATTGAAGAAATTAAAGAGATGGCCCCAGCAACTGAGCCGATCATGGGCGGTGATCTTCAAGCGGTTGGGGTTAATGTTACTGACAGAGCGGTTGTAAAGCTAAAGCCCATATTGCCACAAAACTTCCTAATTGATCCTATTGCCACTTCAATTGAAGACGCTTATGGCGTAGCTGTTGATGAGTTTGTATCTAAGCACAGCATTGAGATTCTTCAAGAGCAAGGAACGTATAAGGAAGGATTTATTGAATCTGCTTCTGCGGATACAGACCTAGAGCCAGATCAAGACCTAACAATATACAACGACGACAAGGTTCGTTTAACTAAGTATTACGGGCTTGTGCCAAAAGAGTTGCTTGAGGCAGAAGACGTTGAGGTTGAAGAAGACTCAAAGTATGTTGAGGCAATTGTTGTTATTGCAAATAGCGGAACACTGCTAAAGGCAAACAAAAACCCCTACATGATGAATGATCGGCCTGTAGTAGCGTTTCCTTGGGATGTGGTTCCCGGCAGATTCTGGGGTCGTGGTGTATGCGAAAAAGGCTATAACAGTCAAAAGGCACTCGATACAGAGCTTCGGGCGCGTATTGATGCCCTGAGTCTAACTATTCATCCAATGCTCGCTGTAGATGCTACACGGCTCCCTAGAGGGGCTAAGCCTGAAGTG